AAATTTGCTAATACTTTTTCATCAATAGCTTTATGTGGTCTGCCTAATTGTTTCTTCTTTTCTGCCTTATTAATGTCGCTTTTCATAATGCTATATTAATATCTTTTTTAATTCTTTTATGCAACCAATAGGAAAAACATTACGATCACTAAAACTTTCTTCGTTTTCATCATAACTAGCAAATGTTTTTAAATGTTTCTTATCTTTAGAATAAACATATCCTGTTGTTGTCATTAAAGCTGGTTTCATAGCATCAAATTCTTTAGAACTTGCGTGTCCTGAATCTCCCAAAATGTCAAACCACTTAATCTCATAAAAATAAAACTTTTTTTTGTTTATTGAAATGTGTCTAAATTTTGACTTCTTTTTTACCATCTAGTGTTTTCTGTTATTATTAGACTCGACTATAGCTTTATAATATTCAAGTTGGGTTTTAAGCATTTTATTTTCTAATGACAGCTTAATCAATCTTTTTCTGACATACTTAAAAATTCGGAGTAATCCCAACATTAATAATCTTTTATAGGCTCATCTTTGTATTTGTGTTTGAGGTACTTCTTACCATCTTTTACTAAAATGTTATACATTCCCTCAGTTCCAACTTTCTTATACCCATTATCCACAACCTTGTCTTTGCTAATCCCTATATTAGTATGTTTATTAGTAATGTTATTTAGTCCTTGTTGTGATAGGTGGTCTGTAGGTGGTTGTTGGTTATCCACATACTGAAATTTGTCGTAATTTACAACACTTATAATCGTTACTTTTCGGTTAGGGTGGTTGTTGGTGGGCTGAAGGTGGTGGTTTCTAGTGGTTATCATCTTCCTACGCACAAGCCTTAGTATGAAAGTACGCATTTCACTATATGTCATTTTAAATCTTTTAGCATTTACTCTTAAAGGCATAATTAACTCTCCTCTACGAACAAATACTGTATTATCTAAAAACCTTAATGTCTTATCTTGGTGTGAAGCTGAAGAAATCATATAAATCCAACAACTCGCTTGTAATAAGTTTTTAAACACAGGATGTTGCCAAATGTTACGATAGCAAATAAAATAACCAGATTTTCTACTCATTCTCTCTCCTTTAAAATATATCCGCTATTGCGTTCCATGCTTCTATCCTCTCTCTCAGTTTTTTTTCTAGTTGTTCTTCTGTTCCATATTTAGACTCAAAAGCTTTTTTACCTAAATGCACAGATATTTTACCTGTCCTATGGTGTGAAGCACAAAGTGGTAGAATTTTAGTGTGTGGCGGTTTCAGACTCATTCCTGTATGCTTTCTGATGTGATGTATCTCTGCTGGAACATTTAATCCATCTTGATGACAGGCAATACATCCATAATTAGATACTGCTTCCATCCACTTTTTCTCTGCTACTGTTGGTCTTTTTTTTGCCATACTATTGCAAACTTTCCAAATTGTGTTTTTCTTCTTATCTTACTATCCTCTATATGACCTGTCAGTTGCAGTTCTCGTACTCTCGCACATACACTAGACAATGGCATTTCTAACTCCTCTGCAATTTGATAATTAGATAAAGGATTAAGTTTCAATAGTTCATAAACTTGTTCTCTTTTTGTCAGTTTATCTTTTTTACTATTCCAAGCATCTTTACTTGTTGTTGTAAAATTATGTGCTGGATAGTCTAGTTCTAATTGTTTCATAATAGTATTACTCCCAATATAAAACCAAGTGTGAAGCCGACAATATATTCTCGATTATAAAGCGACCACACACTCAGCTTTTCTTT